TTGAAGAGTTATTGCAAATCAAGCGTGACATGTATAATGGAGGTTAATATGTCTATATTAGAACAAAAGAATGATGTCAGAGCTTTCTGGCATCTAAGCCGTAAGATGGCATTTTGCCCTACATACTGGCTAATTGATTATAAACAACATCGAAAAGCTGGAAATGATATCGCATTTGCACTGAGATGCACTCATCTTGATGTAAGCGGAAAATAAAGCCAAATCGAAGGGGGTATAATTTATATATCCTCTTCACTGTCATAAGAAAGGAACATTACATGACATATCAAATACAAGAAGAACATAAAACTCAAACAGAAAAAGAAGCTGGTATAGCTCTTGAGAACATGTCTACAGAGCAACTAGACAATCTTGCTAAACAATTCAAACCTAAATCTTCATATAATACAGAATGGGAGCAAGAGTTTATCAGACGTGCATTGATGCTTGCTGAGATGTTTGAAGATGGTGATGAGGTTATCATCAAAGCCAAACTTCAAGATCAATTACCTCGTATGTTTGAGAAAATGAGAGATTCAGTTCTTGAACAAGCAGAGAAGATGCAACGTCACAGACGTGTCTTGGTTCGACAAGATATTGGCATTGAGATTACTGGCAACAAGCTAGAAGATCATGATATCAAGCTTGACCAAATGCGTAAGCAATATGCATCTCTCAATCATGCTTTCAAAACTCTTGTCAATAACTTCAGACCTATCATTCAAGGTCAGACTGGCATCAGCTTTGGTAAGTATACTCAACTACATGAGTTTGCAAAAGTCAAACGTATGCAAAAACGTAATGAGAAAATGACTCTTGATACTCTTGTAAACAACAGAGATGTTTATGATGAACTACAATCTCACAGATCTAATGTTTATCCAATCAAACATGCTCATGAAGAACTTATGCTTGACATAAGTAATCAAGACGGCATCATCGAAATGCCTGAAGATCTTGAGCAATAATTAATCCCCTTTGGTGCAAGGTCAATCCTGTAATTGGTTTATAACCTCCCTTGCATCAACTAACCTAATGGAGCATATAATGAAAATACTTTTATCTAATTTCTTAATCTTGGCTTTCTTTCCATTTGCCTTTTGTGCATTAATGGTTGTAGCTCTTTTATCTGGTGTTGGTGGTGTATTCCACATAATCAGATACGATCTTATTCCACTATATCGAAAACTATATAAAAACCTACACGATTTATAGAGGGATCGACCCTCTAAAATCGTCAAAGACTTTCCCTCTTTGATCTCCCTAAGATCTATCAGGTTGAAACTCCCAGGCTAATCCCTGGCCCCCTAGTTTCGCCTCAGAAGGGGTTAAAGCCAAATTTATTAATTATAAAACTAGGAGGTTAGCATGGGCTTAGATCAGTATGCTTATATAAGAGAAAAACAACACGAACCTGACTTCTACTGGAGAAAACACTCCAAATTACAAGAGTTTATGGAGGATATTTGGTACAAAAAACTAGGTCGTGATGATGAGTTTAACTGCAAAGAGTTGGTTCTTACTAAGGAAATGTTAGAAGAATTACTTGATGCTTTACAAAAAGACAATTTACCAAAATCTGATGGTGGTTTCTTTTATGGTCATCAATTTCAAGATGAATCAGCTAAAGAGTATCATGAGCAAGATATTAAATTCTGTAAGGACAGCTTGAAAGCCATAGAGGATGGTATGGAAGTTGTTTATGAATGTTGGTATTAAACGGAGGTTAAAATGTTTTTCTATCTCATTGCTGGCATAGCATCTGCTTGTGCCATATTATTCTTACTTGCTAAAATGAATATCAAAAGAGTTTTATGTTTTGACATTTTAGTAGATATTGGTGCCTCAATCGCATTGATAATCATGTTTGCTGGTACATTTGCAGGCATGATGGCAGGTATTCTTGGTGGTGCAATCATCTCCATTGTACTATTTATACTAAAGAAAACAATGGGTTACGAAAAGCCAATAAGAGAAGGATTCAAGGTTAGATGGGTTAATGTTCCCCCCAGATAATCTTGATAGTGTCATGTTTGGGATAAAACTTCCAAGGCAGTAATGGTTTACAGCCTATCCCTAATCAGCGAAGTTTAGGCACGTTGATGCAGAATCTAGTCGACAAGATGGTATCTGCAACAGAGAGGTGATGCCCCTAATCCTCTCAACCTTTTTAATGTGAATAGCCTTTGGTTTAAAAAAAGCCAAGGGTTATTTGCATTGGGATTGCTAGATCCCATTTTCAACAATCATCTTAACGTAAAGGAGAAACAGATGAACTTAGCACAAATCATGGTCTCAGGTAACATTGGTCAACAACCTGAAATAAAAGACGTAAATGGCACTAAAGTTGCTAACTTTTCCATTGCAGTCAACGAGAACTACAAGACAAAGTCTGGTGAGAAAAAAGAAGTTACTCACTGGTACAGAGTAGAGGCTTGGGATGGCAGTAATGGTTCAGGTCTTGTAACCAACGTCATTGAGAAGTATGCAAAGCAAGGAACAACTGTATTTGTACAGGGTTTTCCTATTGTTGAAACATATGAGAAAGATGGTCAAAAGATGACTGCTTTCAAAATCAAGTTAGCTGGTGTATCTTCTACATTCAGACTACTTAACAGCAAGGATTCAACTAATGGAGAGGCTACTGCTTCACCAAAGGTAGATTCCGTAGCTGATGACGATATTCCGTTCTAGTCTGACAGCTACTAGACGGATAGGGAGGGTGTGTTGCCCTACATCCTCCCACTTCATTTATCAGGAGAACATTATGATATCGCCTCAACATTACGAACAATTTGAAATAGAACCAGTAGAGTTCATAACCCAAAATCGCCTCAACTATTTACAGGGCAACATCATTAAATATATTTTACGTTACAAACAAAAAAATGGTTTAGAAGATTTGGAAAAAGCCAAAACTTATTTAGAGTACCTAATAAACTTTGAAAAGGAGGGAAAATGTCTAAAGACTGGAGAGAACAGCTTCAGCTGGAGCAAGAAGAAGAAGAAAGGCTAATCAAAGAGCAAAGTATTGCCGATGGTATAGCCAATTTACATGAAGAAGAAGCATTAAAACGTCATCAGGAGGAAAAAGATGCAATTATTAACTAAAGAAATTAGACAAAGACTAATTAGAAACCATGAACTTCAGAAAGAAGCTGAAAAAAAAGATGGTAGCATTGATTTCAGACCTGTTGTGAAGCTATTTAACCCCATAGGTGGTGCAACGTGGCTCATTACAGAGATGGACAGAGACGAAATGATGTTTGGTCTATGTGACTTAGGTCACGGATTTCCAGAGCTAGGATACGTCTATTTGCCCGAACTAGAAGGTATTAAATTACTTGGTGGTGCATTAGGTATTGAACGTGATAGGCATTTTATAGCCAAAGGCACAATCAGTGAGTATCAAAATGAAGCAACAGCAAATGGAAGGATAGTTGCATAATGTGGGATAAACTAAAAACAATCAAACCTCTATCAAGGAAAGCCAACTGGCTTGGTTGGTTTTGTACTGTGCATATCGCCTCAACAATATTCATTTTAGTATTGTTGCTTGGTATGGGCATCAATCCAACACTAGTGGTTTCAACCATTGCAGCACCCTTATGGATTGCAGTGGCTTTCACATCAAAATATATAACCGATAAAATTATGGAGAAATAAATGTTTATCAAATTAAAATTAGGAGATCTAAGTTTCAAAGTTTCATCAGATAATCATAAAAAGATTATGGACTTTGCTAGTATGTTCTTTGACCCTGAGATAAAGGTTCAAGAAATCAGAAGAGAGCATATCTATATGAAAGATGATGATATAGAAAATATGACTATGGATGAAATAGAAGCCGTAAGAAAATACTGTAAATCAGCAAATATGAGTGACTTTCAAACTTATGAATCACTAAATGATATAACTGTATCTATGTCTGGTGAAGATATTAGTGTTATGACTCATGCTCAGCAGGGTTTGTTAGATCTAATAAATAAATCTGCAAAGAAGCCAAAAATAGTCGCTTCTAAGTAGTTTATAAAAAGGGAGAGGGTGAACATTACAAAACCCTCTCCTGTCAACGTCAACCAAAGGAGTTTATTATGCAAATTGCTTTAAATCAACTAAAACCTAATCCTAAAAATGTTAGAAAAGTACAAGCTGACAATCTTGACAAGCTTATCGCCTCAATCAAGTCCAGGGATTTACTGCACAATCTTGTTGTACAGAAAAATGGTACTGGTTACTGGGTTGTAGATGGTCATAGACGTTTTCAAGCTTTGTGTGAAATACATGGTGCCAAGTCCGACTTCATGGTGGATTGTAAAGTCATTGAAGAAGGTGCAACAGAAGTTGGTGCTATGGCTAACATGATGAGAGAAGGTATGCATCCACTTGATGAAGCTGATGCTATATGGCAGATCGTTCAAGATGGTGAGCATGACTTTGACTCATTAGCTGCTAGCTGGGGTCAAACAAGAAAATGGGTTATGCAACGTGTAGCCTTGTCTGAGTTATCACCTACAGTTAAAGAAGCTTTCAGAAACAAAGAGTTTGGTCTTGGTGTTGCTCAGTTATTTACTAGAGTCAATCACAAAAACCAAGATGATATCTACAAAGACTGTGGTGGTGACTTCAATTACAACTACATAGAAAGAATGATTGGTAACATCAAAGTTCTTCGTGAAGATGTAATCATACCAAAGAACCACAAGCTCTACAAAGAGATTGAGTTCACTGGTGATTTGTTTTCTGACAATCAGTATGTAGCTGATGTACCAAAGCTTATGGCATTACAGAAAGAATATGTAGACCAAAAAGCCAAAGCATTGGATAAAAAATACAAAAGTTGTGTCGTTATTGACTGTCATCCATCAGAAAAGCAGGGCATGATTAAGAATCTTGTACCAGTTTATTCCAATGAGCTTGACAATCTAGACCCTAAAGATATTCAGGTAATCATATCTTATATGCCTGAACGTGGTGATCTGTGGGTACAGAAATACAAAAGCAAGATAGAAATGTCCAAGAAGGAATTAGAAGCTATTGAGAATGGTGAGATACCAGAGCTTACACTAGCTGATATGTCTAATCCTCAAAGAGAACTTACCAATGCTATGTATGAAGATGTGCTTCGTCAGCAGTTTTGGGATCAGGAATCATTCAAGCATCTTGTAACTGATTCAAAACATTATGTGCTTGCTACATTATGCAACCAACTCTTAAATGGCTATACTAATTCCAAGACATACACCAATGTATTTTTCAGCCAAAAAACAGATGGAGAACAATATGATAACTATTTTGTTGAACTTAGGTCACAAATTGACGTATTTTGCAAAGATGATAAACGGTCTAGTTTACAATTTTTCTTATCTAAAACAGAGTCTGATCTCATTGCTATACTTTATAAAGGGATTGTTGCCTCTATGGATCAGAGCCAGATTTTTTCGGCACAGAAAAACATATATGGTACGACTCTTGCCAAAAACTGGTTTCAACCAACAGAGGAATGGCTCAACAAATACAAAATAACACAGTTACGTTTGTTGGCTAGCAAAATCAAATGTGATTTGTTACCAACAGACAACAAGAAAATGGTTATGGACAAGATACTTGCTTCCTTCAAAGATGGTGCAGTATTTGACCCTATACACTTTCTGGAGACTGTTCACTAATTGCAAGGACTGCCGAAAGGTTACAAGCATTAAACGGCCTTATAAGCTGACATTAAGTTCACTTAGGTTGCTAAGTCCTTGCAGTCTTAGGCTTCACGAAACCTTTCAATAGAGTATCTCATGCCCCAGTAGGCTATCAAACTGGCTTCTGCGACACCATCTTGGCTTCGCTTTTCCCATAAGTGGCTATATTTGGGCATGAGTTCTGATGCTCTCATCCTTGTTTGGTCTTTGTCTGCTGTGCAGTTTAGGTCTTTCTTCCATATTTGAGGCCTAACTTCTGTGTAGCTATAGCCACCAGCTACTAATAAACCTAAATAACAACCATAACCTACACCAGTGGCAAATGTACTTACTAGACCTTGTCTTGGCATTGGTTGTTGTTTTTCTATGTAGACATGATCTGGCTCATGTTCCTCTAACAAAGTCATGAGTGTCCACATATCTAGATATCTCTTTGTTTTTGTGTTTGTTTTTAACTCATAAACAGGTGCTTCTTCAGCATAAAGGTCATAGCTAACATTCTTTATAAAAGCTATGCCACCTTTTAGTCCAGGGTCAATTCCTGCAATTATCATTTATCGCCTCCACATTGATTTTACATTTTAGGGCCTCAGCCCAACAATACAAATTGAATGCTGTTGGCTTTCTATTGCCAGTTTCCCACTTAGCGACAAGTCCTGTAGCACAACCAATGATATGGTCTAGTTCATTTTGTGATATTTCAAGCTCATAACGTCTTTCAGTAAATTGCTTAATTAAGCTATCAATCCATTCTTGTTCTTTTGTCATTGCACACCTCATGCAAGTAATGTACTTCAGATAATATAATAAGGCAATAGGGCTTGACTTATAGGCATGATGGATTAATCTAAATAGTTCTTGGAGGAGAAGTATGCAAAACATCTACACTATACCTATAGATTCAAAAACAATGGATCTTGCTGGTTATTTTGTAGGTAATTTAATTACTGTAGATTCCTTAAAAAAGCCAAGACTAGGTGATTGTGTTCTAGTCAATTATAAAAATAAGATAATATTGATGGAATACAGAACTCCTTATTTGGTACCAAGATCATCAGATAAAACTCAAAAGGTATTAGATGTGGGATTGGTTGATATAATAGGAGTTGTCATTAACTAACAGAACGAGGTGCAACATGTTCAAAAAAGATTTATTCAAATGGCTTGCAACTGAGATTGCTCCCATGATCTACCCATCAGACATGGAAGAGTTTGCTAACAAAGTAAAAGCCAAGTCAAAAAATTCAAGATTTGATAGAGAAAAGTTTCTTGAGGTAGCTAGGTTATCTTGGGAAGGTAGGAACAGTCCTTATGCACAAGAAGACTGGCTATCAAATGATCTAGATAAACAATATCAGGAGGGCAAAAGAAATGGTTCTAACACAAAAGCAGCTTAGTGAACGTAAAAATTTTATTGGTTCATCTGAAGCTAAAATTATTGCCGATGGTTCACACGATGCATGGGCAAAGCTTATCTCAGAGAAAAAAGGTGAGCAAAAAAAATTATTTACAAAACAAACCCAGTTTCTAATGGATACTGGTTCTTATCTTGAGTCATACATATTGGATACATTTGCATCTACAGCTAAGATAAAGATAGGCATGAGAGGCTCTGGTCGTACACTTGACTACCATAATGTTCCTATTCATTCTACTTATGACGCAGTAGCTTCTGATGGCATACCAGTAGAGGCAAAGTTTCATTCTGGCTTTATGTCTATGGATGAAATATGTGATATGTATGGCCCACAGTGCCAGCATCATATGCATACTTCTGCTAAAGATTATTGCTATGTTGCTGTGTTATTCGGTGTACATTGCAGGTTTGAGTACAGGAGAGTAGAAAGAGATCAATCCTGGCTAAATATGTACCTAGATCAATGTAAGCAATTTTGGAATTGGTATACTAAGAACATTGTTCCTGATTCATTCAGCATCTTGCCACCAGTAGATTGGACAGATCAAATAACTATCAATATGTCTGATTTAGACTGCTGGGATAGCCAAATGCAAGCTGATATGAATCTACATGCACAAGATATAATTGAGGCATCCAAGGCTACTAAAATAGCTGACAAAGCCAAATCTGAAATTAAACACTATTTACCTCACAACTGTCGCAAAATGGTTTTGGACTTGTCAGGTAATTTAAACGGGGATAAGATTGTCGTTACCCGAAGCAAAAACGACAAAATAACTTTAACATATCAGCCAAGAAAGGAAGATAAAAATGGCATCTAAAAACTCAGCTAAATCGGTATGGGAAACATTGTCAGCAATAGACGTATCCAATCATATTGAGAAAAAAGGTAACTTCAGTTATGTATCATGGGCATGGGCATGGGCTTTGGTAAAACAAAACTATCCTACTGCTACATTTGAAAAGCATACATTTACTGATAACCAAAACAATATACTGCCTTTTATGAGAGACTCACTGACATATACTTATGTATCATGTTCTGTTACCATTGACGGCATCACTCAGTCAGAGATATATCCAGTTCTAGGTAACAGGAATGAACCTCTAAAAGCAGCTACGTCTTTTCAGGTCAATACAGCACATCAAAGATGTCTTGTAAAATGTCTTGCTTATCACGGCTTAGGTACATCTGTTTATGCAGGTGAAGATTTACCTGTCATGCAAAATGACTATGAGATCAAGAAAGCTGAGAAAGAACTCAAAGACCACAACAACTATCAACGTATTGATGGTCTATTGGAAGAATGTAAAACCAAAGACGATCTTATTGCAGTTTGGAAGTCAGAAGCACCAGTCATCAACGACATGGGCAACAAACTTGTAACCAAATTACAAGGTCATTACAAAACTTATCTAAACAATATTAAGTCATCTGCTGCTTAATATTTATCAAGTGATCTAGGTTATATTTTACAACTTAGATCACTTACATTATATAAGTATCTATGTACGAAGATACTCCTGATACGATTGCTCAAGAAATAAAAAAGATATTATCTGAAATGCAATCCAATAATCTATATCTTGATGAAGATAATGAATATGAATTTATATTCTACATTGATGGTATTCCTGTTTGCCTAAGCATACTTATCAAATGTAAAACTGATTACCTTGTACAGTTATCAGAAGAAGTAATGATGGGTAAAAAACAAAAGCCAATTAAAAAATATACAAATAATATTTATAATATTACAGATTATAAACATCTTAGAAAAAAGCCTGCCCAACAATAGTGGGGAGACACTCATAAAAAAAGACTCAAATGATAGGCGATCTACCACTTTGAGCCTTTTTTACCCCACTACTGCCGAGCTTGGCAATGTTCTAAATAATAAACATAATTTTAATT